CTCCTTGTGCATCAAGACCCCATACACCATCAGCAATATCACCTTCAGTGAAATTACCAGCAGTTGTAAATCCGGGTCTTGCTGGACTTGTTCCTTTGAAACCATCAGCAGTTTCACCGGGGTTTCCACCAGCGTAAATATATTCTGAGAAATCTGCAAGAAATTCTTTATAGTAATTTCTTTGAGGTGAATTGACTGCAGAAATTGAATCTTTTGCTTTTGATAAAGATAAATGAGTTTCAAGAATATTTCCTTGAATACCAGAGATTGTTCCAGTGTCATCAACTATGGCGAAATGAATCTCATCTGATTTTCCGCTTCTATCTGCAACAAACTGACCTGTTCCCGGTTTATCTGCAATTCCTTTCCAGAAAACTGTTGAGTTTGTTAATCCAAGAGTTTGATTATCGTACCAATCTTCAACTGCGGTTGGAGTAACAACTGATCCAGTTGTTATAGCAGCTCCAGCAGTAAAGTCGCCAAAAGTGATTGCAGATGTTGTAAACTGACCATAATCTGTGCCTTCTTCGTAACTAATAGCAGAAGCAACACCGGCTCTGGATACTCTTGCAACAACTTTAACGTCAACTTTTGAGTCGCTGTTAGATGCATCTGTCGTAACTCCAGTAACGATACCTTTTAGAAAACCATTGAATGATACGGTTCCAGCAGTTTCAGGTATTGTGACAGCAGTTAATTCCATCGTAACACCAATACCGATTGTAGCACCGACACCTGCCAAGTTTGTTGTGTTAATAGTTAATGTTTGATCTGCAAAATCATCAATAGAACAAACCTTTAAACTATTTGCCCATGTTCCGGGGTTTTTAGCAGCATATAAAAAGTTAGTTGCTGTTGAGTGGTCTGTAATGTAATCGTTATAGTTTTCAATTCCGCTAGTTCCTGCTAATGCAGTTGTATATCCTAAACCAGCAGATGTATCTGACGCAGCGTTAGCGTTTGCTAGAGTGGTGGCACCTGCTCTAACAACTTTTAAGACTCCACCATATGAAAGGAAAGATGCAGCAGACATCCAATATTCATACTGAGCATCAGTAGATATTGGTTTGCCGAATACTTTAATTAATTCCTGCTCATTAGTGATATCAATTGGATCGTTTACTGGGCCTAATTTGAATGGGCCTGCGATTGCTCCAATGTTATCAAGTACATTATCAGCTCTTCCTACTGTTAAGTCAACCTCCCTTACCAGTACTCCGGGAGACAATTGAGGAGTCGCCATGCTTTTTTTCTCCGTATCTTCAGTTTATCTAGAAATTATTTATTGTTTACGATGTTTACATATACTCCCACATATATGAGCGATCTCCATACTCGTCAAGATTCCATCTATCACCCTCTGCATCAACAAAACTATCATCTCCTAATCCATCATTTATAAAACCAAAAGGTGCCATATCCTGTTCAATCTGATTCTTTTGATCTTCATACAATTTTTTACGCACATCAGTATCAGTCATCTCTTTGAAATAGTCTTGACATACTAACCATGCATATATTACCAAGCACATTGCAAGGTCATCATTACATCCTTCTTCTGCCTCAAATGAATTACTTTTTGATATGAACGTGGTTAATTCACTGATAATTTCATAATCTTGGAATAATACTTTATCTGCTTCTATTAATGTCTTTAAATTAAGTGACCCTACCTTTTTAACAGTTTTTGACATTTTGACTCCCATCTGAGTCTTTTTACCAGAGAATCCTTGACCAACAACTTGACCTGCACGACCTCTCATCGAACACATAAGAACATTATCATATTCCAAATCATAATGTAATAATGCTGCTACTTGATCTCCTACATCATTTACTTCACAAAGAATAAACGCACCATTATAATTTTTTGCTACTTCATATATGACATTAGGAAACAACATTGGTTTAATTTCATTGTTTCGATACTTAGCAACTATCTTATGAGGAAAACTTGTAATATCAAAAACAACAAAGGCAGAGTAATCCTCACTAACTCCTCTTGCAACGTCAACTGTAATTACATACTCATGATCTTTTATTGCTGTTTCATGTATGTCCAATCCAGCATTTCTCTGTATTGGATTTTCATAAGTTAAAGCTCTAAGTTTTGATGGTGCTATCAAAGTATCAACAGATCCTAAAAACTCACACTCAAACTCAATTTTAAATTGTTGTTCTGATGTGTTAGCAATAGTTTGAAGTTTCCACTCTTCGTTTCTTCCGGGAACCTCTGACCAGTGAACATCAGTTGGGACATATTCATTTTTTCCTCTTTCCGCATCATGCCAGTATCTGTAAAAATGATTCATACCATGAGGGGTAGAAACCATTATTACTTTCGTTGATTTACCAGAAGTAATAGTAGGATAAACAGATGCAAAGAAGGACTCCGCAATATGGTTTGGAACGAAAGCAAATTCGTCGAGGAAGAGGATATTGAACGACATGCCTCGGACAGCACTTGCAGACGTAGAAGCAGCCAGTATCTTTGATCCATTTTCTAACTCCAATGATCCTTTATTCCATGACAAAACACCTTGTTGCATCCACTTAGGTAAATTTTCATAGGCAGTTTGTAATCTACCTAGTAAGTCTCTAGCAGTTGCAGCTTTGTTTGCAAGAATACCAATGTTTACATTATCATTAAAGACTGCATAATGCAATAGATAAGCAACAGACGTGGTAGATTTACCAGTCTGTCTAGGCATTTTACAAATATTAAATCTGTTATTATGAAAGTTATTAATTAACTTTTCTTGAAAATCATATGGCTTAAATTGAACAAGTCCCTCATCAAGAGAAACGATTTTTACATGATTCTTAGCAAAGTAAACAGGATCCTCTCTGCAAGCAACAAATTCTAAAATTTGTTCTTTTGTAAATTCTTGAGCAACATTTGCTTTTTTTAGAAGCGGGTTACCAAGATATACTTGATCCTGTGTTTGCATAATAATCTCCTACGTCATTTCGTAACGACCAAAACGGTCATGTCCTATATTCTTATTTAACATAGATGCATCATGTTCAATTGTTTTTCTTGTCAAATCTAGTATTTTTTGTAAATTATCTGCTTTCTTCTTTAACTCCTCGATCTTCTTAGTCTCCTCCTGTTTGGACGAGTGGTTCTCCGGGGTCATAATCGTCTACTTGGTAATTCCAGAGTTTAGCACCGGGATACACTTTTCTCACTTGATCCTGTACTTCTCTGCGTGATGGTTTTTTGACTGAAGGGAAAAACATCTGTATCATATAGTTTCCTCCTCTCCATGCCAAAGCTGCGGATATTATGTTTCCGACTTTTTGGTAATTTGGTAATCTTGTTGCTTCTGATATTTGAATAAAACCTTTTGTTGGTCTGAGTGGTTCTGGTTTTATAATATCAATTACGTCTGCAAAAATATTTCCATCTGCGTCTTCGATAGAAACATCTTCACTAAGGACTTTATCTCCAACTTTTACATCATGTTCTTTAAACCAACCTTTGTTTACTTCCAATGCAAATAGTATTGGTGAGTCTGGGCCAATGTGTTCGGCACTAAGTGGTTTAAGTTCTTTTATACTTTCAATAATACCCCACTTGTCGATAAAAGCAATATCAAGAGGGATAGTTGTATTCTTCATATGAAATGAATGGTAGTTCACTTCATCAAAAATAAACAACATTCCACTGTCTTCATTTAGACTTTCTCTAAACATAAGACCTGATTTCCACTCTCCCATTGTCTGGGGAATTTCGACTTTAAGTGGTAGTAAAAATTTCATAACTCAATTATTTAGGAAATTATTTAGTTTTATCCCCCATTACCGCCCCCGCCACCACCGTTACCACCGCCACCGTTGCCACCACCGTTGCCACCATTTCCGCCACCATTCGCACCGTTCCCATTTCCGTTAGAAGTTCCGTTACTGCCGTTCCCATTTCCGTTTCCATTTTTGTGACTGTGACTGTGGTATCCTCCGCCATAAAATCCCCTACCATATTTAGTAGTCATTTTAACACATTTTTTCTTAATAGGATCATAATAAGATCCTTCTGGACATTTTGGTCTTTCGACAGATTTTGCTGCCTCTTCGATAAAGTCGTTTAGTGATTTCATTAGCCTAGAGCGAGTGCGAGTCCGATTGAGGTTTTTTTACCAATTTCTGAAAGAAGGTTTGTGCCACCTACACCAACAGTAAATTGTGAAGCAGTAACAACTCCAACATAATTGGCATCTCCTGTAGGATCTGCAATTTTACTAGTTCCAACTGTAATTGTTTGAGCAGCTGCATCAATAGTTATACCAGTACCAACATTCACTTTATTATTACTTCCGTCAATGGTTATTGAAGATGAACCAAAAGTAGCAACACCCACACATCTAAGATCACCATCAATGAAAACACTATTACCAAAAGTTCCAATTCCAGAGAATGTAGAAACTCCAGCAGTTACATTTAAACCACCAGCAGTGATATCTACACCACCACTAATTACATCAACACCTTTGGTCGCTGTAACAATACCAAGGGATTCTATTTCAACAACTTCTCTACTAAAGGTAGATCCTGCTACAGAAATGTTACCATCAAAATAAGCAACAGTATCTGCTGTACTTCCAGTGCTGACATACAATTTAAAGTCAGATCTTGCTGTTGTTCCTATTCCTACACTCTTTGTTGTATGAATACCAGCCTCTCCCACCGTCCATGTGCCACCAGCACCAACGTTATTGGCAACTGTTTTCCATTTAGATGTCGAAGCATCATATTGAAGAATGTAATCATCTGCAAGACCAGTAATATCAACATCGTCAAGATCTTTGATGAATCCTGCACCACCACCACCGATTGATGATAGTTGATATTGAACTCTTTCTACAAATAATTTGTAATGTTTCTGTAATTGATCAACAGTAACAAAATTTTGATCTATTGGAGTAAGTGGATCTGGGTTATTTGTTTCTGGAGAATCTGATCCAAGAGGAATGTTAGTCTCTACAAGTAACTGTTGTTCATCTTTTAACTCATCTACAATTTTGTACAATTCAGCAATATTAAGAGTAGCATCTTTGAGTTTATTATCAATTTTTTCGTCTAATTTTGATAATCCTTTTTTAAGTTCTTGAATAGGGGTATCATAGTATTTTACTTCTGGAAGGTTTGATATTTCTTTTTGTAATCCGTTGAAATAGTTTGATAATTCTTTATTTTCTTGATAACTCTTTGTTCTAGAATCTAATATTTGTTTCTCAATTTTTTGTTTTGTTTCATTTAATTTACTGAAAATTTGTTTCTTTAACTTCCTATCATCATCTTTAAACATATCATGATGAGACCAAATTTTAATTGCAGCCTCCTTTAACTCTTTAAATATTTTTTCTTTTGTTTCTTTTATATCTTGTTTAACTTCATCAAGATTGACTCTCTGTTCAAAATCTTTAGTATCTAAACTCTCAGAGAGATCTTGAAAATCTGCGTCAAATCTATCTCTCAAATCTTTAATATTATCACCTACTTTTAGAAAGTCATCGTCAATGATACTAAATGTTTTACCTATCCATGAAAAATCAGGAACTTCGTTAACCTCATTTATCCACTTAGGAAAATTGGGTATTTCAGATCTAACTTTATCAATCTTTGCATCTAAAGATTGAATATCACCATCATAATATTTTACTTCTGGTAATGATTCTTTTAAATTAACTAATCTTTTTTCTAATCCAGATAACTGTTCATCATAATATTTTACCTCTGGAAGATTAGCAATATTGTGCTTGACGCTATCAATCTCTTCACAT